TTAAACCTTTTTCTTCATTTTGGCTGAGAGGACAATTAAGTAAAGTCCTAAAGTGGCAATAATAATAAACGCAATTTGGACCCCTAAACGACCCGTAAAGTGACTGATGGAAACTGTAAAAGCAGCTAAAATAGCCCCTAATGGTTGAGCCATCGAGATAAATCCTGTATAAGAACCAATTTTCGACTGGTCCATCATTTCTGCCCGTAGGACTTGATTGGCCGGAACATTTATCATTTCTCCAACTGTAAAAATAAGGACTGCAATCCAGATCCAAATAAACTGGTTAAAAGAGAATGATAGTAACATGCCAAACGAAAATACCAAAGAACCAATGATTAGTTGTTGTAATAAATCCCATTTTTCTGTCAATTTATTAACAAAGGCCATTAAAGTAACTATTAAGACAGTGTTTGTCAGAACCATCAAAGACAACATCTTAGCACTTGTAATGGTATAGCCAAAAATTGCCGTTGGCTGGAAATATAATTTGAGGTGTACTGGGACATAGTTATCCATCTGCATCCAGATACATGAAAAGAGAATTGACCCTAAGGTGAAAACTAGAAAGGCTTTGTCATCTAGCACTTGTCGATAATTCTTAAAGGTCCCAACAATACCGGTCTGATGCTCAAATTGCTGGTCAGCTGGCTTAGTCTCTCCAAATTTATAGTAGGCAATAAAGAAACATCCCAAATTAACAATAAAGAGTGCTATCAATAATTCCCAAAAATAGTGGTCATAGAATAATCCGGAAATTCCGGCTCCAAACATGACCGCAATATTAATGAACCAATAGTTTATGGTATAGACAAAACGTCGGTTACTAGCATCAGTTAGGTCAATAAGCATGGCTTCATAGGCTGGGGCATAAAAGGCAGATGATAGCTCTACCAATAGGATCCCAACAAATGTGATCCAAGGGAAAGGATGCCCAGGTACATTAGCGATGATTGTAAAAAGCCAACCAATCGTTGAACCAATTGATCCGATAATGACAACCTTTTTACGGCCAATGGCATCAGATAAATGTCCGCCATAAAGACTGCCTACGAAACCTGTCAAACTAGTCACCATCATCAAAAGCCCAGTCCAGAAGGTTCCAAAATAGGTCGTGTAATACATGGCCATAAAAGGGAAGATGCTGCTACCCAAGGTTATGGTGATAAAACGGACAAGCTGCCTAATCTGAATATCTTTTGGCAGTTTAAAAAAATCTTTCATTGTCTTCTTTCTAATATTTTCCTAAATCTCTCAAGCTAGTATGATTTTCTTGTATCCGTCGGAACATTTTTTCCATATCCGCTTTACTAAAATTAATCAAGACAGGTCGCCCATGTGGACAGTTATATGGATTTTTACATTGTGCCAGTTGCAATAGTAATTGCCGTGCTGAATAGTCATCTAGACTATGATTTGCTTTAATTGATCGTTTACAGCTCATCATGATGGCTAACTCTGCACGATAAGTTTTAATGGACACATTATTTGTCAACAAAAGCATATCACACATTTCATAGACACCAGATTCAATTTCATTTTCCTTCATCCAAATTGGATGTTCGCGGAGAATGAAGGTATTTTGTCCATATTCTTCTAGATAAATGCCAACTTGATTTAGTAAATCCATCTTTTCTTGCAGATTAATAAAATCTGACCCAGAAAATTCAAAGAGATAGGGAACTAATAATTGTTGCAAACTATTGTCGACCTGACCAATTTTTTCTCGATAATACTCATATTTAACACGCTCTTGAGCAGCGTGTTGATCAATGATAAACAATCCACCATTCCCCTGAGCAAAGAGATATGTTCCATGCATTTGCCCAAAGTAATCTAACTCTGGGAAAACCGAAGTTTCTTCGTTCTCTAAATTTTCAATCAGTTTTGTTAATTTTTTCTGATTAGATAAATCCAAATCTGGATGATTGGCATCATCCACATCACTTATCGTGCGACTAGCATGCTTGACAGAGAATGTTGGACTTGTCTCTTCAACTAAAGGCTGTACCTGGTCACCTATCTTTACACCGCTGTCAACTATATTACTTTGACCAGGTTGGTTAGAGGGCTCTTCTTTTCTATTATCAACTGTAAAGAAATCACCTTTTTCTTTATCATAGTAAATTTTATTGGCTTGTAAAGGTAGACTTGTTTGTTCAAATTTATTATTGTTTCTTGTCGTTGACTTGGCTAAATTTTCCAAGGCATCAGGAATCAAATCCTGTAAACGGAGACTCTCTGAAATTGCTGAACTAATTAAACTCATTAATTCACGTTCTTTTGAAATCCGCACTTCCTGTTTAGTTGGGTGGACGTTTACATCAGCTAAATAAGGATCGATTTGAATATCAATAACGACAATTGGAAAGCGTCCAACCATTAATTTTGATCCATAACCATCTAAAATAGCCCTGTTCAAGAGAAAGTTTTTGATATAACGCCCATTGATTAAAATAGTTATGTAATTTCGATTTGCCCTTGTTAATTCGGGTAAACTAACAAAGCCTGAAACCTCAAAGTCTAAATCTGCCGTTGAAATCTCGACCATTTTCTTCGCAGTGTTAATACCATAGATACCTGCAATAGCTTGTTTTAAATCAGCAGTTCCTGAGGTCTTAGTTAACTCCCTTCCATCACAAATCAATGTAAAGGCTACTTCTGGATGAGCTAAGCTAAGACGATTGACCACATCGACAATATGCGCAAGCTCAGCTTGCAGACTCTTCATGTATTTTAAACGAGCAGGCGTGTTGAAAAAGAGATTTTCAACTTTTATCTTTGTTCCAACTGGCGTTGAGACTGGTTCAATTGATTCAACTTCTCCACCCTTGGAGATTAGTTGATTGCCATAGTCTGCTTCAGCTGTTGCTGATTTAATTGTCAGTAAACTGATAGAAGCAATTGAAGGTAAAGCCTCACCACGGAAACCCAAAGTTCTAATTCTGAAAAGATCACTTTGATTTTTTATCTTACTGGTTGCATGACGTAACAAACTAAGGGGTAAGTCTTCTTTTGACATCCCATCCCCATTATCAGTTATAGTAATTGATTTAAGTCCTGATTCTTCAATCTCAATTGTAATTTGACTGCTTTTGGCATCAATAGCATTCTCGACCAATTCTTTCACAACACTTGCTGGCCGTTCAATAACTTCACCAGCCGCGATCTGATTGGCGAGAACCTCTGGTAATTCTACAATCTTTTGCATATATTTTGTTTTTATCCTCTCTAAACGCTGATATATCAACATATATGACTATTTATTTTTAAGTGTAAATATCGATTAATCACTTTTTTTGTAACTTTATAAACCATTCATGGCTTTTTCGAAGTAGGAAACTGCTTCTTTTTCTTTGTCTTTTGACAAATGAGAATAAGTATCTAAAGTCATTGCAATATTTGAATGACCTAACCTATATTGTAATTCTTTGTAACTGATTCCAGCATTTAATAGTAAGCTAGCGTGAGTATGTCTGAAAGCATGAAATGTAAATCTAGCCACTCCAGCTTGATTGCACATTGTATCCAAAGCGCATTGTCTAATAGCATTGTCAAAATAATCTCTTGTTGGTGTTGAGAACACAATTCTAGGAGCATTTGAACTTATTTCACTGAATAACTGCCTTTGTCGTGCTTTATAAAGCTTCATAAGATTCACTGTATCTTTTCCGATACTAATTATTCTATTACCAGATTTTGTTTTTGTGGTACTAATTATTTTCAAACTCTTATTATAAGTTTTGGTAACTGTTATTATACCATTTTCTAAATCAATATCAGACCATTCAAGCGCACATGCTTCACCAACACGTAAACCAGTTGCTAATAGGAGATTATATAGAACGTAATCAAAATATAATCCATAACGACCGTAGCTTTTCTTTTCGATATGATCTAAGAATTTCTTCAAGTCTTCCTTTTCAATAAATTTTACTTTATTATTTTCTGTTTTCTGTTTTCTTGGCAAAATAATATCTCTGGCAGGATTGCTTGGAATTAAATTTAACAAGACGCCTTGCTGCAGTATTCTACTAATTATAGAACGTATCATAACAAAGCTATCTTGCTTTTTAGATAAATCATTAATAAAAACTTGAATCATACTAGCATTAATCTTATTAAGCTTCATATGGCCAAAATAAGGCCGTATATGGCAATCTATCTTGCTGATAGTGTTCTTATAACTTTGTGGCTTAACGGTCAGCTTGTAGCTCTCTAGCCATAAATTTGTTAGTTCATCGAAAGTATCTATGTTTACTGATTTATAAATGGTTGACCCATTTTGTTTAAAATCATACTTCTTTTGAGTGGCAAGAAGTTTCACTTCTTTTTTGGTTCTGGCACTTACACTTGTTTTTACTTTTTTACCAGTAACAACATCGATACCTAAATAAACTTGTGAACGATACACAGTTGCACCGTTTTTCTTTTTGTATTCTGTAATTTTCATTTTAAAACCTTTCTAACATCAGCAGGCAAGCATCAGGGCGTTAGATTGGTTTTAGTTTAATGACGGTTGCGGTCAGGGGTTAGTCTTCTTCTATGTGGACTGTACCTCTAACTCCGTAAATAGATTCTAATTGTGTATCTTCAATTAAATAATTCGAAAGTGAGTTCAAGAGAATGTCGACAGGTTCTCTTTTTTCGGAAGGTATAATATAATATCTTGCAATTAATGTCCTAGTATGAGCCTCTGCAAAATAAAATGTAGTGTAAAACGAGTCTAGCCATTTTTCAGTCCATTCATCAATTCTTCTATAAGATGGATTTGTTTTACCTATATTTATATAATTATCCCTAATTTCCTTTTCAAACTTTTTAACTAAGGATGTATCCCCTACAAGCATTAAGAATTGTCTGCGACCATCTTCTACAATTTGTTTATTAGCCTTATTAGATTTCAAGACGACATTTTCTAGAATTTCAAGCATGCCCCTTTCTTTATCTACTTCATAACCCATTAACCAAGTTTCGTCTACACCTAATGTTCTAGCTAATAATGTAAGCTTTCGTTGATCTGGGTTCGACTTCCCACTTACATATTCAGAAAGTGAGCTTTTTGACATATATATATCAAGTTCCTCTTGATATGGTTTGGACATCTCCAAAATTTTTACTTGTTTTAATCCACGCTCCTCCATTATTTGCTTTAGTCTCTGTGCTGTAGTGTATTTTTTCATATAGTCACCTCACTTTATAGTATAAATGAAAGTCAGAATTTGTACAAGAAAAAAGTTCGAACAAATCAGATTTTTCTCTTGTAAAATATTTTTTTTCTGATATAATTAAAATATAAAGTTCGAATAGAACGGAATTAGAAAGGAGAAACTATGAAAGAAGAATTTGACTACTCAAGATTACTTGGAAAAATTGTTGAAAAATTTAATACAAGAGAAAAGTTCGCAACTGCTATGAATCTCAGCGCGGACAGCATCTCGGATAAATTAAATAATAAAACAATTTGGAAACAATCTGATATTGATAAAGCAACTTACTTACTAAATATTGATACCACAGAAATTGGGTTATATTTTTTTACAAAAAAAGTTCGAACATAACGGATTCTGGAAATTCGAACAAAAAAAGCCTCCAAAGTTTGGCGACTGGAAAAGGCTTTAATCACAGAATACTAAACACAAATTTAAATGCAGGCAAGCATCAAATAGGCGTTTTGGTAACTTTAATTTCATGTTAATTATAGCATGGAATACACGAAAAATCAAGCTACAACGGGAGTTTGCCAGTATCTTATAACTGGAGACAACAATACAAATGGAGAAAACGAAAATGAAACAAGAAAAAAATGAAGTGCTACTAACTGTTAAAGACCTGAACAAGCTAGGTGCTGAACTAACTGAAATCATGCAACAGATAGACATGGTTAACATTGCCATACAAGGGCTTGAATTTACTGAACGTAAAGACGACTTAACTTTTCAATGGATAGCTAGACAATTTTTCAATACTAATTACACATTAAACGAAAATATTTCTAAAAAGCTAGATGAAATTGCCTGCCATCTTTTAAATGCTGACAATGAAAAAGAATTAAAGGTACTTAAAAATGATTAATGAATTGAATCTAACACCCTCTCAGACCGCCATATTCTTCGTTATAAGCGCAGTTATCTTATTGGTAATGATATTATCCAAACAAACCATAGACTTTGTACAGGACTTCAATAAAGCTTGTGACGACAACGAGAAAGCATGTGCTGACTTAATCAAGGCTAATGAAGAATTGAGACAAACTATTATCGCAAGCCGTCAAGGCGCATATTTACAAATTGAGCATCATTAGGAGGTGCAGTATATGAACTTATTTAGCAACGAAACAAAGCAAGACTTGAAGATTCAAATTGCATCTATCGTAAATAATGCAGTCGATAATTTACAAAAGCCTGAACCTAGATTATTAGGTTTGATAACTAGAAAACAACTCAAAGAAGAATTAGGAGTTTCAACTCCTACCATCGAAAAATTTGAAAGACTTGGACTGAAAGTCTATCAGCCACCTTTAGAGGATTCAAGAACTAAATTTTATAAAGTTACTGACATACTCACTTTTCTTGGCGTGGAGGGTTAGCATATGCAGATGATTAACTTACAAATAAATGCCGAAGTATTACCAGCTTTCTCATTCTTGAAAGACAACCCAACACGATTGCTACAAAAAGATAACCATTTAATGTTGACCTATTGGAAACCTCCTAATGTCGAATTAGTCAATTATTCCTATAAAGGAGTGAAACTTGAGATAACAGAACATGATCAGATTGAAAAATTGATTGCAGATGGTTGGGAACAAATCAGGCCATTTAAAGTTTCTGCTGCTAAAAGAGAGTTAGTGCAGGCATTAAACCAGATTGAAACTAAAATGTTAGCCAAGTCAAGAGTTGGTGCAGGTGTTGTTATCGATGGCCTTGTTTACCATTGGATAGCATACGGAATTAGAGATCCAAGCGATGTTATTAATTTTGTGAAGCTATTCTTCATTAGTGGTTACTCATATGAGCAAGTTGTCCAACTATTTACTAATTTAACGATACCAAATAAAGAATTATTAGCATTATTCTTAGAGAGGATGAATCATATGTATGGAATTGGGGAATAAAAGTATGAGTGTTTTGGATGCACTAGATGAATTAGTACCAGACATTGGAATAATCGGAAGTGAGATGGAGAGAGAACAGACTAAGGAAACTGTCCCAGAATACCGAAGTATATTTAAAAATTATAGACAAGGAGGATACTAGTTGGGAAATGAGTACTATGACATCAAACAAATAATTTATAAAATTTTTAGATCCAATAGGTGGGGAACAACGAAGTATGGAACATCCTCCTATAAGGCAGAATATCGGCGTAGCATCAGCTACTTACAACCCCTTGACCAAGATTACAGAGTACCAATTAAAGAGGCTGAATTTACTGGTGCAATTGCTGATAGTGATATATCCTACATAACAACAAATGGATTGAAAACTTATGAGTTCGCTTTTGGCTATCTTCAAGAAAACAAGAAAACTAAAATAAAAGAATTTGTATCAACCAAAGTTAGCCATCCTCCATTGCTTAAATTGATAGCAGATTATATCATTGGATGCTTTGCTATTGTTGATGGAAAGATTTACGATGTCAGAGGAGATTCAATAGAAGAACTCGATAGTTTTAGACTTCAACAAAAGTATGACTTGAGAGGGACAGACCACGTTAAAGAGCTTCTGCTAGGAATACATGAGGAATTTAACATTAGACCAGTTAGAGCTATGGAGCGATACATTATTGCTTGTAATGACTTTCTGATTGATGTTAAATACTCAAGAATCATTAATAAACCACCAAATGGCAGAACCTGTTACTTCAAACGCTTTGATATCAATAAAAAAGATATAGAGAAATCAAAAAACATTGCAGATAGATTTTTAAAGATGGTTACCAATGATGACAATAGTTATTTCAATGCTACACTTCAAACGTGGTATATGATGCAAGTTGCATCTGGAGTTAGAGCAAAAACCAATTTCTTTGTTTCAAAATCA